TGACTTTTAATCAAGTTGTCCGGGGTTCGAATCCCCGATGCTTCACTACTTTAAAGGTGGCTTAAACCCAGTATTTATAAGGGTTTGAGCCATTTTTGGTTGTCTATAATTGCCTTTCTATGACTGTCCATAAATGGCATTTAAATGTATCATTTTGGTGTCATGGAAGAGGTAATGTATCATTTTCGTATCACATCTCAAAGGCTTTGTCTGCCGCTCCGGCAGCGTCTTCCTTATCCAGTACAATATGGTTATACACCTCCATGACCATCCTCTCGGTATCTCCCAACATCTCAGCAATCTTTTTGATGGAGATCATTGGTATCTGGTAGCAGAGGTTGGTGCAGTAATTATGCCTAAATACATGAGCGGTGAGACCTGTTATAGGCTCCTCAGAGACCGCCTGCATGGCTCTAATGATACGTGCCCACATCTTATCATAACTGCTCTTTGTGATAGGCTGACCGTTGCGCATGACAAAGAGCTGGCTGCGCTTTAGGCTTTTAACATAAGCCTCAATGACCGGAAAGACTACTGCCGGTATAGGTACGGTTCTGTATCCATTATTTGTCTTTGGGCCTTTAGGCACGGGCTTGTCATTTACAAATCCTATGGCCTTGTTGACGGTCAATGTGCGCCGTTTGAGGTCTACATCAAATTTGGTGAGCGGCAGCGCTTCTCCACGACGCAGGCCGCAGCCGAACAGAATATACACAAATACACGGTCCTGTGTGGATAACTCAGCTGAAAATAGAGCTTTCTGTTCATAATCCATGAGCGGTCGCTTCTCTGGCGGCCGATATTTGATTATGTCCATGTTAGCGAAAATATCCTCCATGACGTTGGCCGCAAAGAGCCGATCAGAGGCAGCGGAGCGCAATACCTGCTTAAAGGTGATCTGGATTTGTTGCTGAGTGCGCTTTTTATCACTAGTGCTGGTCATTAGCATCTGATAATGTACTCGGCCTATGTCCTGCAGCTTGACGCCTTTTAAAATCACAAAATGCTTGTCTATGATGTTTTTATACATTGCCTGAGTATTGGTCTCTTTCCCGGCCTTGTAGACATCCATCCACGCCTTTGCATAATCGTAAAAGGTTATGTCTGATATACGCAGGTGTTTACGCATCTCCACGTCCTGAGCAAGCTGGTTGACCTTGTTTTCGAGGTCTTTACTACTCTTCTTCGACCGCAGCATGATGTAATGTTTTGTGCCGTCATCGTTGTAACTGCCGTCCCAGACGCGTGTCTGAAAGTATCCGTTTTTCTGCTTGGTATATTTTGCTTTTGCCATGATATCATCCTCCTTACGGTAAAATTAGGTGCAAAAAAGACAGCCCGTCTCTTGCAGGCTGTCACCGAAGATGATACAATATATTTGTTCATATGCACGTCTCTTCGGGGATGTTGGCCGGTTCCTGGTTGCAGCCAGGGGCCGGTTTTTACTATTTGACATTTTCGTATATTTTGCTATAATATACTTAACAAGACAGCCGGAAGGTGAATGCACCTCACCCGCTCCGGCAAAAGATTAGTCTAAAAAATAGTCGTCAGCTTTTGCAGGGCAGGACGGCTATTTTTTATGTGTATATTTAAGGATGGATACAATTAAGCTGGCTGTTGTCAGTATAATCATAAGTTCCTCATATGTACTCATAAGCACCACCCCTTTCGCAAGACTCGAAACGAGTGGAAGCACGTCCCCCGGTTGCCTGGGTGAATATATTATTTTGTGAGGCCCCTGATTACAGTGGCCTGTTTTATTATTTGGGATTTGTATTTATTCCAGGAAAAAATATACTTGCGCCAATACTACAACCACAAGTTGGGCATTTATGGTTATAAAGCATTGGTGGTAATTTAGGATATTTTTTATTCCATCCATAAAATGAATAAATCTTTCTATTGTATTTTTGACAAACTGGACATTGGCTACTTGTCACTATTAGTAATGTGTCTATTTTCCATTCCTTTATTTTGGGTAAAAGACGTTTAATGGAAATATTGTCAACATTCGACTTAAATATATGCCTAAACGTATTTTCATAACCTTCATAGGTAGGATTTTCCGTGTCAGATTCAGTTTCATTAACAATCGTTGTATTTTTAACTAATTGAACTAATTTATCTCTATCCCATAAAAGCACTCCATTTTTCTCTGCAAGTTCCCTGGCAGATTTGGTAAAATACCTATTAGTTAATACGACGGCAACATGACACCCATAAAATGTCTTACCCGAAAAAGCTTCTTGTACAGCTTTATTTCCGATATCAGATGAGTAGCATTTGCACTGTATGCCGTATTTTATTCCCTCTTTATAAGCGATAATATCAATTCCTTGGTCTCCACTTCCTTTGGTTACTTCTACGTCTTCATATTCGTTCTTTTTTAAAATATCTGCACAAAAATATTCAAATTCATGGCCTTCCATAGCATCAAATGATTTTTGGCGACACTCTTTTGCAGAGTTTATTTCTGAATAGAAAGTTTTATTTTCGTTCGTCTTTGAATGTTTTGACTTTTGGGCTTTTCTGGGTTTCCACCAGAAATAGTATACTGCATTGGTAATAGCACCATAAATAAGGATTCCGAATATCATTACAATAAGCCATTGATCGAAAGTGTGATTTTCAGAAAACAACATATAAAAGCTGTCTAAAATCCATAAAGCTATAACGATTTTAGTTGGCAAAGGCAAGAATTTACTTATTAAAACATTTTTGTTATGAGTATGGTGTATAATTTCCTCTCCGCATAATGGACACACTGGTTTATCAGTTTCCATACCACATTTAGGACATCTTAAGTGTTCCATATATTTTTCCCCCTTTTTATAATACTTCTAAAAGTTGTAGTTATTAAACCTATTTCAGACGCAACTCAATAAGTTCCTCTGGATATCCAGTACACTGACAAAATTGCTCACGGGTATATCCAGCATATTCTTGTAGCATATCATCGGCTATCAAGAGATAAGCCGCAAACTCATTGGCCTGGCGCTCTACGCGTGATGTAAGCAGTAGCGTGTGATGAGCCATAAAGCAACAGTTTTCTTTACAATGTAATAAAGCGTGTCCCAGCTCATGAGCCATTACGACCCTTAGCAGCACCTCATTGTCTAAGATATCTTCATTAATAAAAATCCATCGGATACGTTTCAGATATCGGTAATTCCCCAAAACATTCCCCATTGGAAGGACTGCAATATGTATGCCCAGCATTTTTGCCATTTTCCAAGGGTCATTTGTTCCGCACAAGCGGATATAATAAGCGACAACTTTTTTAATATCATTGTTATATGCCAATTAAAATCACCTACTTTTTGTTCTTGTACGGGTTGTATTTAACTTTATTCTCCTTCTTTGATTCTCTCAAAGCATACTCTATGGCATTTTCCAAAAGGATTAAAGACTTTTCGTCCATTTCAACACCATTGTAAAACAGTGGGCCGTCTTCTCCATTTCGTATTTCCTTCATTATTCGGTCTAAATCCCTCCCTATTTCGCGTTCGTCTTTTGCGGTTAATTCAGCTTTAGTTGTCGAGATTTCCCTCTCTTCACCTGTCATTAAATAGTCAACAGTAACACCAAAATAATCGGCAATTGGTTTTATTTTTGATAAATTGGGGGCAGTTTTGTTTATTTTGCTGATGTATCCTTTACCAAAACCAAGTTGTTCTTCTAATGACTTGCTGGTAATTCCGTTCTTTTTACATAGAAATTGAATTCTTTCTTTTACGTTCATATGGCCGCCTTTCAAAAAAAAGTTGCGAAAAAGCGCAAATTAAGCTTGACATTTGCCATAAAACGCGTATAATGAAATTAGAAGTTGCGATAAATGGCAAATATAAAGAAAATGCGTTTGTATCTATTGTTGTGGTGACTTTATTTTACTATAAATCGCAAAAAAAATCAATATAAATTTGTTATTTATCGCAAATTCATAAAATGCGCACAGAAAGGAGAGATGATAATGGTTTATGATAACCTGAAAGAAATTTGCAAAGAAAAGCACATTACATTCCAAGAAATTGAAGTATTAGCAGGACTTGGAGCGGGGTGTATTAGCAGATGGAAAGATGGAAAAGTAAGCCCGAACATGGATACATTAAAAAAAGTTTCGGGCGCAATAGGTGTTAAGGTTACAGACCTTATAAAGGAGTAACAGGTCGAAAAGTAAAGAATCTAAAAAAGGTGGAAAAATAAATGAAAATCACAATCAATTTGGACGAGTGCCCATGTTCCGGCGTATCTCCCAATTATGTGTATCGTTCTTTGTATATGGAGTATTGGAGTAAATTACAAAAAATATATCAAAATCATTTGTGGGGAATGGCAACAGTCTGTGATTCAACTGCCCGAGAACTATATGCGCAGAAGACTGGGCGAAGTAAGAATGTGAAAAATTTGATACTTACATATGCAGATGCTGAAGCTTGTTTTGAATTATTCAAACAGTTTGCGGACGTGTGGAGCAAGAATTGTTTGACAAATTGTTAATTCTGGCCGATTACTTCGGCGTGCCGATTGAGTATTTCTTGGAAGAATAGAAGGAGGTGGTGTGAAGGTGACCAGATTTGATTTATTAAAGCAGTGTGATATTGAGCTTGCTTCTAAACTCATATATGCGCTGGGAAGAAAATTTGAGAAATCCGATGAGCTCAAGTTACATTTACTTGAATTCGTGACAGAACAAGAGCTGCAGCGAATAAACGATGCAGCCCATATGGAAGGATATCAGCCATTATCCTTTTCTTTTAAGCAATAATAACATCCGTTGCCTTTTTTGGATGGACATAACATTGCCGCAGCAATAAGACAGTTCATATAGGAATCATCCACCCATATATGTTCGTGTTTAATATCGTCGATATGACAAAAATCGGTTTCATTATCTAAATCATGGATTTCGCCGGTGTTTGTGTTGAGAAGATATCGTTTTCCATTATAAGGCGATTTGTAACGACGCATAACATATTCTCCTTTCCTTGTATTTGGCGCTGCAACGCCTGTAAGTACATTATAGACAGGAGGGAAAAATAAAACAAGAGGAGGTGTAACAATGGAATTTCCAAAGAAAATCATGTACCAGAAGGAATTAGTCCAGATGGGATTCCCGGAGAAAATGCTGCGCAGAATCAGCCATGAAAAAGGCCAAAAGGTAGCATATAAGGTCAATCCCAATAACCGTACAAGCCCAACCTTGTTTGACACGGACGAGCTCCAGAAATATCTCATCCGTCAGAACCGGGCAGCCGATCTGGCAAGGCAAAGGGGGTGCGTGATGTAATGCACTACGCCACAATAAAAGACGCAGCCATATGCACTGCCATTGCTGCATCAACCGGATTCTGGCAACCCCGGGACGCACCGCAGGCAGTTATGTGTTACATATTTATATTTGTGCTGCTGATGGTTGGATTTGAAGTAGCACGAGACCAAGGAAATAAGAGGAGGAAAAATCATGTACAAGGAAGAATTACAGGAAATATTAAAAAAGCATAAGAAATGGTTAGCCGGAGAAGATGGCGGTGTAAGAGCCGACCTGAGCGGAGCCGACCTGAGCGGAGCCGACCTGAGCGGAGCCGACCTGAGCGGAGCCGACCTGAGAGGAGCCGACCTGAGAAGAGCCGACCTGAGAGGAGCCGACCTGAGAAGAGCCGACCTGAGCGGAGCCGACCTGAGAGGAGCCGACCTGGACTTTTCCTGCTGGCCATTGTGGTGTGGAGGTCTTGCGGTCAAGGTGTGCAAGCGTATTGCCGTGCAATTGGCATACCACTTTTGCAAGCTGGATTGTGATGACCCAGAGTATATAGCGGCTCGTAATGCGATACTTGATTTTGCAAATCAGTTCCACCGCGTAGGTGAGTGCGGAAAACTAGAAAAAAGATAGGGAGGAGTAACTATGGGTAAATTAAAAACAGATGGCGATATCATGGTATATCTACGCAACATGCGCATTGCGCTGCAAAAGATATCGGCGCAGACAGGGCTAAGTATAGATATCCGCGCCACACCAGATGGGTATGCATATGTATATGCTGGGGACTATACGGCGACACAATTTCGTGATGGGCACGAAAAGTACGAATACCGGCCAAAAGACATTGAAAAATGGGAACGTATAAAACCTGGACAGGTAACGTTTGGAAAAGCCCCTGGCGCCGACAAGCAATCAGGGACTTGATAAAAATAACTCACCCTCATTATAGAGGGAAGATAGGAGGAAAGTCAAGGAGAAGAAATGAAGAAAAAAGACACAAATAAAAACTATCACAGATGTGAGACTTGCGACCACTGCATCCCCATCGGAGAGGGAGACCATATCTGCGACGAGACCGGGATACCGGTATTTGTGATTGAGGATTATGAGCCGGGGGCAAAGTACCTCTGGTGTGGCGGGAGACGTTACCAGAAGGGAGGAAAATAAGAATGAATAAGAAAGCGTTTGAAATCCAGGCAGGTAATACAGTTTTAGTGGAGTACGGTGTACCAGATAATTACGTCCCATTTAAGGTGCGGGCAGTGTATGCGACTGAATCTAAGGTTGTGCTCACTGCAGAATCAAAAGTAGGGAATGAGACCTTTGTGCTCCGCCCGGAGGAAGAGTTGCTGGTGCTACCATGAGTGAGCAGTACATAATCATCGACAATGCTGATCATGCCGAATGGCTGCAGGCCCGGAGTTATGGAATTGGCGGTTCAGATGCTTCTGCCATCATTGGGATGAATCCTTACAAGACCAACATAGAGCTTTTTGAGGAGAAGACGGGGCGCAGGCTTCCAGAGGATATCTCAGACAAGCCTTATGTACGGTATGGCACGATGGCAGAGCCACTTATTCGTCAACTCTTTGTACTGGATTATCCAGAGTACCAGGTAGAGTATCACGAAAACAGGATATTGCGGCGCAGAGAATACCCGTTCTTGCAAGCGTCTCTGGATGGGGAACTGACTGACCATGAAGGGAGAAGAGGCATTTTGGAGATTAAGACCACGAATATATTGCAGTCCATGCAGTATGAGAAGTGGAAAGACCGCATACCAGATAATTATTATATCCAGGTCTTACACTATTTACTGGTCACGGGTTATCAGTTTGTAGTGCTTCGGGCACACCTGATCAGCAACTGGGGACAGGATAAACGGACGACAGCGAAACATTATTTTATAGAGCGATCAGATGTTGAGAATGATCTGGACATGCTCCTTCGAGAGGAGCAGAAGTTCTGGCAGTATGTGGAGAGCGGCAGGAAACCACCTTTGATACTGCCGGAGATATAGAGGAGGAAAGTCATGGAATTAAGAATCGCAACCCAAATGGATCCTGGCGTATTGCCGGAAGTCCAGTGGAACAATGAGGAGTTAAAGAAAGAAATCGCTGAAAAAGCGACGGAGTATAAGAACATCGCCTACACGGCTGAACAGTCCACGGATATGAGGAAAGACCGGGCAAAGCTGAACGCTCTGGTGAAAGCCTTTGAAGACCAGCGGAAACGTGTTAAGAAATTTTATAATGAACCGTATACAAAGTTTGAAGACCAGGTAAAAGAGGTTCTGGCTCCGGCCCGTGAAGCGATCGCGCTGATCGATAAAGGACTGGATGAGATCGAAAAGAAATACAGGGCAGACTGTAAAGAAAAAATGCAGGAACTGTACGAAAAGTATGTAGGCGACCTGAAAGAATTGGTGCCATTTTCCCGTACCGTGAAAGAAGAATACTATAAAAAGGCTTTCACAGACAAGAAACTGGAACAGGCGTACATAGACTTCTTTGGCCGGATACGGGAGGATATGAAAGCCCTTGATGGGTTGCCGGAAAGGTTCAGGGACAAAGCACTTTTAAAATATGTGGAATTCTTCAGCCTGTCCGAAGCCCTTCGGGAGGGAAAAAGGTTAGAAGAACTGGAAAAAGTCATGGAGGAACGCAGAAAGAAACAAGAGGCTGAAAGGGCTGCAAGAGAAGCAGAAAGATGTCAGAAAACATCTACGACAGTGCGTCCGGTACAGGAAACACAGCGGGCAGTCAAAACCATGGAATCTAAACCTGTAGAACCAAAGGTAGAAGAACCGCTTATGAGCCTGGATTTTCGGGCGTGGGGCACAAAAGCGCAGCTCATGGGCCTGCGGCAGTACATGATCGACAATAATATCAAATTTGGAAAGGTGGAGTAGATATGGCAGTAGGAAACAGCCTGGCGAACAGGCAGGCAAAGACAGGGCTTACCGCGTACCTGACACAGGATGCAGTTAAGCGCCAGATCAACAGCGTAGTAGGCGGAAAGAATGGCACCCGGTTTATATCCAGCATTGTATCGGCGGTACAGACTACACCGGCACTGCAGGAGTGCACGAATCCCAGCATTCTGTCTGCAGCACTTCTAGGGGAGGCTTTGAATCTCTCCCCATCCCCTCAATTGGGACAGTATTATTTGGTGCCATTTAACAATAGGAAGAAAGGTTGTAAAGAAGCCCAGTTTCAGTTGGGATATAAAGGATATATCCAGTTGGCGATACGGTCAGGTTATTATAAGAAACTGAATGTGCTGCCTATCAAAGAGGGGGAGCTTGTGCAGTATAATCCTCTGGACGAAGAGATTGAGGTCAATCTGATAGAAGATGATTTGATCAGGGAGGAGACACCGACAGTTGGCTATTACGCCATGTTTGAATATGAGAATGGTTTCCGCAAGACAATGTACTGGACGAAAAGAAAGATGATGGCCCATGCAGATAAATATTCTGCCGCTTTTCATGCTACTGATATGGAGCATATTGAAAAGGGGGAGATATCGGAAAAAGATATGTGGAAATATTCCTCTTTCTGGTATAAGGATTTCGACGGTATGGCAATGAAGACCATGCTCCGGCAGTTGATATCCAAATGGGGAATCATGAGTATTGATCTACAGACTGCGATAGAGAAGGACATGGCAGTGATTAATGAGGATGGAAACCCAGAATATATCGAAAATGAAGAACAGGACGATAATGTGGCGGCGGAACAGGAGTACCGGGAAGCGGCGCCACAGGATGAACGGGAGCAGGCGGAAACCTCTCCGCAGGAGCCTGAGGGGCAAATGAGCATGGAAGATGAATTTTTCCGTGGATTATAAGGAGTTCCGGCCTTGTGCCTGAATGATATATCACAATACACACAGCGGCCCCGATCAAGCTGGGCCGCGGAAAGGAGCAACTATGAAACACATGAATATGGAGGAGTTTGCAAACGGCGCCTTCACATCACAGATCAACCGGGAATTGGAGAAAGTGACAGAGAATATCCAGGACCCGAATACGGACGCTACACCAAAGCGGCGCATCACTGTTGTCATCGAGTTTAAGCCTAATGATGCCCGTAATTTTGTTACCACGGGAGTCCAGGCGAAATCTACTCTGGCACCTGCTCTGGGAGCTGTGACGGCTCTCAACATGGGTAAGAACCTGAAGACCGGAGAAGTGGAGGCCGTGGAGATTGGCAACCAGATCCCGGGGCAGATGTCCATCCAGGACGTGCAGGAAGAGGAAATCACAGAGCCAGACCATGCCGATGAATCCAACGCCATGGTACGCACCGTTGATCAGTCCACGGGAGAGATTTATGAGACACCGGTCAGTACCAGTAACAATGTGATTGATTTGAGAGCCGCAAGACAGGCGTAATTAAGAGGAGGACAAGAATATGTTAAAAGAAGCTATGCAGTATATCGCAGGATTAAAAGAAGCATCCATGGACCCGAAGGTGGTCGAGATAAATGGGAAGACGTATTGTAACAAGGATCTTACGAGATACGATAGAGATCCAATGGCGGAGCAGATTGAGGCAACCACCCTTACGGCTATGATAGATTATATCAAATCCTGCAGTAAGGAGCTGCGGGAGACCATGATCATACATGTAGTAAGTCCCACCTGTGTAAAACTCTACTCAGGGCTGACAGAAGAGCGGAAGAGAGAATACCTGTTTAAATCTTCCGCTATTGTTCCGAAATTTTCTTTCGATAACTGGTATGATCAGGAGCGCTTCATCATTGAACTACAGGCAGATTTTGATGTGACACCTGACCTGGAAGCTATCCTGAAAGTATCTGGAAATGTGGAAGCAAAGACCACGGCAAACTATGGAGATGATGGCGTGAGCCAGAAGACTACCATCAAACAGGGCATTGCGTCCAAAGCAGATGTGCTGGTGCCGAATCCGGTCACACTGGTGCCATACCGCACATTCCTGGAGGTGGAGCAGCCGCCAAGTGAATTTGTCTTCCGCATCCGGGATGACCGCGGGGAACCGGCATTTAAGATCGTGGAGGCAGAAGGCGGCCTGTGGCGTAATGAGGCTATGAACAATATCAAGCAGTATCTCATTGAGGACCTGCAGAATGACCCGGTATATGACCGTATCACTATCATTGCATAATCAGTTTTATTCCCTGCCCTGGAAACGGGGCGGGGAGTCAGGAGAACGATATGAACAGCAGAATGAAAGGCAAGACAGGAGAGTTGGAGCTTGCTAAGGTACTAAAGGGATATGGATATAAAGACTGCCGCCGCGGTCAACAATATTGTGGTGCCAGCGGTGATGCGGATGTGGTCGGCCTTCCGGGGATACATGCCGAGTGCAAAAGAGTAGAAAAGCTCAATATCTACCAGGCTGTTACTCAGGCACAGGCAGACTGCAAAGAAAACAAGCTTCCTACGGTATTTCACCGCAAGAATAGGCAGCCGTGGCTGGTCACAATGACTATAGACGACTGGATGAAGCTATATAAGGCGGCGGGAAAACTGCTGTAAGACAGGAAAGTGGGTGGTCAGATTGGCACGTGGTGCCCCGAATAAACGAGGACTTGACTACTTTCCGAAGATGGTTGATTTTTATGAAGATGATAAAATCTTCGATTTACTGGACCGCTATGGTCCACTGGGTGTGACCGTGTATGACTGTATCTTATGCATAGTATACAGACACGGATACTACGCAGAGATCCCCTTGGATAAGCTATCTCGAATGATCACTAAGATGATCGGGAACAAGTGGGTGAAGAATAGCAAGGTTGTCGTGCAAGTGGTGCACTTTTGCTCTGAGATAGGTCTCCTGGATGATGACCTCATGACGAAAAACATCATCACCTCTGTTGGAATTCAGAAAAGGTTTTACAAGATAGCGGTAAAGCTGATGAAAAGACAGCTCTATAGTGAAGAGTATTGGCTCCTCGAAAAAGAGGAAAAAGAGGAGCCTTTATTAAATTCACCCCAAAATGGAATTACTTCGGAAGAAAATACAATTGATTCTGAAGTAATTCTAAAATCTTCGGAAGAAAGTCATATAAAAGAAAAGGAAACTAAAATAAATAATATATATATGGCTCCGCCGGATAAATCCTTTTCAGCAGAATTGGAGAAGACTTTCCAACTTTTTGTAGTCTGTAGACAGCAGAACGGTCAGTCTTTGAATGCAGAGCAGATACGGCTATTGAGAGAAGAACTTTGTAATCTGTCAGATAAGGATACTGAACGCATTGCCATTGTGAAGAAAGCAACGGTCAGTAATTGGAAAAGCTTTTATCCTTTGAAGAAACAAGGAAGGGAGACGGAGCCAAAAAAGAAGACAAATTTCAGCAACTTCCACGGACGTGATTATGATGTTCAGAGCCTGGAAAAACAACTACTGAACAGTCAGAAGGGAGGAAAAGACCATGGACAGTAGAGTACAAACCGTAGAAATTGACCATGACAAGCTGTGCAGGTATATCAGGGACACCTTGCACATGACATTGATAGATTTCAGCTACTCGATTGGGAAAAGTAAGAGCTATATATCTGGCCTTGCACGGAATCCGAAGGTACCAGGTGCCGTATACAGCCTGATTTGTGAGAAATGCAGGGTACCATTTTCTTATTTTGAGGCGGCGCCACAGGAAGAGAGACAGAAGTCTCAGGAGCAGACATTCGTCAACTCGGAATTGCTCCTCATGCTGAAAAGCCTGTCGGATAGTATGATTGCAATGGATAAGCTATCTATGTCAGATTATGACAGGGCTGAGACGTATCTCAAAGCCTCACTGGCAGATGGAGACAGGATAGCGTCTGATATCCTTGCCAATGCGGAGGCAGAGGGAATCAAAACTGCGGAGCTCATGAGGGCCAAGAATCGGATGGGGATCCGGGCCTATACTACGGGATATGGGAAAAGCCAGAAAAAATGGTGGGGATATAAGGAAGGCGGTATTAAATGAAACATTTATATAACACTGGGAAAATACAGATGAACACAAATGGCAAGGCTGGAAATATGAATGTATTTCTATTTGCCGGAACTAAAAAGAAAAAACGGCGCATTAAACACGGAAAATAAATCTGAGAAAGGAGCCAGCCTCCGACCGGGGTAAGGGTATACCGGGTTTCTGAAATATATGAGAGATTTGATTATAGATTGCTTCGCCGGTGGTGGCGGGGCAAGCGTAGGAATAGAGATGGCATTAGGCCGTCAGGTAGATATAGCGATTAATCATGATGAGCAGGCCATAAGGATGCACAAAACCAATCATCCGGGCACATTGCATCTGACAGAGGATATTTTTAAGGTGGATCTGGAAAAGTATGTAAAAGGCCAGCATGTAGCGCTCATGTGGGCAAGCCCAGACTGTACCAGTCACAGCAAAGCGAAAGGTGGCGCTCCTATTAAGAGTGGCTTAAGGATTCTTCCGTGGGCTGTGCATAAACACGCTGTCAATATCAAGCCTGATGTAATTATCATGGAAAATGTAGAGGAGATACGCCAGTGGGGCCCATTAAATAAAAAAGGACGTCCAATAAAGAAAAAGAAATGCAAAGAGTATCAAAAGTTTATGAAAAAAATGTATCTTGCAGGATATGAAAAAATCCAAACAAGAGAACTTGTAGCAGCAGACTATGGAGCGCCGACAACTCGCAAGCGCTGGTATGCAATTCTTCGGCGGGATGGAAAGCCGATAATCTGGCCAGAGCCTACACACAGTAAAACGGGTAGTGACGGTAAGCAGAGATGGAAACAATGTGGAGATTTCATTGATTGGTCAGACCTCGGTAAGTCCATATTTGACCGTCCGAAACCGCTTGCAGATGCTACCATGAAAAGGATTGCTAACGGGTATGTTAAATATGTGGTAAACAATACAGAACCATATATGGTCAAAAGCAAAGACGCTGTTTCGTTTCTGATTCAATACCACGGAGAAACAAAACTGGGAGATTCCAGGGGACAACTCCTGGCAGAACCAATTAAAACAATAGACACCAGTAACAGATATGGCTTGGTCACGGCATTTATAACAAAGTTCTATAAAACAGGAATTGGACAAGGGTGTGACGAACCACTTCATACGATTACAACATCGCCGGGTCATTTTGGTTTGATTTCAGCTTTCCTGATTAAGTATTACGGAACAGGATGCGGCCAGGAACTTTCTTCTCCGCTTGGGACTGTAACTACCAAGGACAGGTTTGGCCTTGTGAATGTGGTCACAGAAATAAATGGAGAAAAGTATATTTTGATGGATATATACCTTCGGATGCTCAAACCAGAGGAATTGAAGGTGATGCAGGGATTTCCGGTGGACTACATTATTGACCGGGATCACGACTGGAAACCATATCCTAAATCGGAGCAGGTTAAACGTATTGGAAACAGTGTTGTACCAATCATGGCGGAGGCTTTGGTAAGCGCAAACTGCGGATATCTTAAAGTGGGAGAACGGCAGCCAGCGCCTACGATTTATGTACAGACGAATGGGCAGGTGGCGTTTGGATGATAGTATCAGGACAGATATCAATATCGGAATACCTACAGGACAGGGACAATATAACCTTTGGAGGTTGCGGCCAGTGTGTTTGCCGGAACGCAACGGGAGTGCCGCGCCATATGCGGATGCCAGTCGGGGGCATTGATTGGGCTGTATGCCAAAGCTGGGAGCCAGTACCGACAATTAAATTCGAGGTGAAATAAGATGGAGCATAATTATGAGAACTGTCACAATATGAGTTGTAAGAGAAAAAGCGAAAAATTTGGGATGCTGTTAGCTTATCAATCTGTAAAAGAAGAAATGGATACGATAAAGGCCGAATTATCAAGAAAAGGGATTGAAGAGCCGAAAGGTTTCTCAGTTTTAGCAGGATTCATCGAAGACAGTCTTAGGCAGTTAGACTGATTGGAGGATAACTATGAGTAGAGTGTTACCGAAAAATGTTAGAAGAGTATGGAGATTTGACCAACTAAGGGAGGACGAACATTGAAAAACAGTGAAGGCTATCCCGACCCGACGGCCAGCAAGGCGATCCATGAGGCGGACAGGCTGCCTAAACACATCATGGACGTGGTACATACACTCAAGCTGGTTGCAGGGATGGTGGGATTGAGGATTAAAAAATTGGAGCTGGAGGACCGGAAGAGCGGGAAACGGTACTGGTACGGGAGGTGAGCGCCAATGGAAAAGTTATCTGAATCTGAAAAGAAAAAGCGGTATCTCAGAGAATATAGAAAGTCGGTCAGCCGCTTAAAACGTCTGTGGGCGGAGCTGGCGGAAGTAAAGAGCATGAAAGCAAGTATATCCGTAAACAACGATGGGATGCCGCATGGTGATGGACAGAGTGATTTGTCAGGATACGCTGCTAGCCTGGACGAATTGGAGAGGGAAATTGTATCTGAAAGATACCAGCGGATAATGAAATACCAGGAAATCAAGACATGCATTGATGCATTGGAAGATAGTAGGGAGAGTGATGTGTTATTTTATCGGTATGTCAAGGGGCTTGACTGGTGGAAAATTGCGGATAAAATGGGATATACGGAAAGATGGGTTCTGAAATTACATGGAAAAGCATTGGCTCATCTTAAAATTTCGGAAAAGAGTTCATTGTAATTCACCTGTCAAGATGTTATTATGATATCATCGAGATTAAGAAACAGAGGCACCCGGTTGGCAATATGCTGGCTGGGTGTTTTTGCGTACTGAAAAGAGGTGAGCCTGAATAACAAAAAAACAAAAGAGATTTGTAGAAGAATATTTGATAGACCTGAATGCCACTCAGGCCGCCATAAGAGCAGGATATAGCCCAGATACTGCACAGGAGCAAAGTTCGAGGCTGTTATCAAATGTTATGGTTAAAACGGCAGTTGATAAGGCAATGGCCGAGCGTAGCAAGCGTACTGGTATAAATCAGGATCGTGTGCTGCAGGAACTGGCTCGAATCGGATTCGCCCGGATAACAGATGTACTGGATCCTGCAACGGCAAAAATCAAGGAGGATGCATCTGACGATGATCTGGCCTGTATCCAGTCGGTCAAGATAAAGCCGAATGAGTGGGGCACGGAGAGGGAGGTAAAGCTGTGCGACAAAAAAGCGGCATTGGAGCTTATAGGTAGACACCTGGGGATGTTTAAGGATAACCTAAGTATAAATGTTGAGACATCAGAAAAACTGGATGATATTCTGTCACAGATGGGCGGTGAAGGGCTTGAAGAGTAGCTTTCCTTTGTCGTGGAAGTATAAGGATTTTATCAACACTGTAGAAGGAGTGGACGCGGATTTTTTGGAAGGCACTACAGCTTCGGGGAAGACAACCGTGGGGGCAGGCGTAAAATTCATGCGAATGGTAAGCCGGAGCAACAAGAAACTCCACATCATTGCCTCAAAAACTACTGGTACTGCAGAGAAGAACATTATACAGCAGGATAATGGGATTCTGGACATTCACCCCAAAGCCAGATATTACGGGAATGGAGACAAGGATTATAAGATTCCACATATCAAATTTGAGGGCAAGATAATTTTCGTCCTGGGATACGACAACCGGGATAAATGGGAGCTGGTACTTGGTTCTCAGTTCGGCTGTGTGTACATAGATGAGATTAATACTGCCAATATAGATTTTGTCCGGGAGATATCTACCAGAAATGAATATCTGATGGCAACTCTCAACCCGGATGACCCGAATCTCCCAGTCTACAAAGAATTTATAAATCGGTCACGGCCATACAAAAAATATGCTGCGGATGTGCCGCAAGAAATAATAGATGAGTTAACAGAAGACCCAGTGCCAAAATGGAGGTACTGGTTTTTTACATTCAGGGACAATTTATCTTTAACGGAAGAGGATATCGAAAAGAAGATACGTTCCGCTCCGCCAGGGACAAAACTTTACAAGAACAAAATCCAGGGTCTGCGTGGTAAGGCGACTGGTCTGATATTCCCGAACTTCGACCGCAAGAAGCATGTAGTTACTGCTGCATGGCTAAAACAGCAGATTAAAGCCAGGAAGATAAAATTCAAGAAGTTCACGGCTGGTCTGGATACATCCTACTCCAGCAAATCCCCGGACACTATCGCTATGATATTCCAGGGCATTACGGAGGACAGAATACTATATACCCTTGCCGAGAAGACCTACAACAATGCTGACCTGGATGTGCCGCTGGCTCCCAGTGATACAGCTATCCGGTTCGTTGGTTTCCTAAGCCAGTGCAAGGACGAATGGGGGTTAGCACGAAATGTATTTGTGGATTGTGCGGATCAGGCAACTATCACTGAGTTACACAAATTTAAGCGTCTGTACGGATGCCTTTATAATTTTGTGGACAGCTACAAAAGCGTTGTGATCATTGACCGCATCAATCTGCAATTGGGGTGGATACAGCAGGGCAGCTATTATGTGGTTGACACCTGCATGGAGCATCTATCCGAACTGGAACGGTATAGCTGGGATGATGAGAAAGATGTGCCTGAGGACCGGAATGACCATACGATCAATGCTAACCAGTATGCATGGATTCCGTACAGAGATATGATTGGATTCGAGGAGGCAGAAAGATGACAAGATTTGAAGCACTTAAATCAGTTACAGGAGTAAGGGAGTTTTCAACTCTGATTTGCGACATATTGAATGATAAAAAGAATGCAGACGATATTACGGAGTTTTTGGCAACAGAGTTATCAGAAGAACAGCTACAAACATTGAGGTCTGTAGCTGAATCCGGCAATTATCCATTGTCTTTAGATGGGTTGCAGTAATAACAACCATTTGCGCCCCTGACTGACAAAAAGGCCGCTCTTAGCGCGGCATCTTCATAACTAGCGCAGTTTATTATGTTTTCAGGTTTGATTTCATCAATCTGACAATTGGGCATTTCATTGTCCAAATCATGAATTTCGCCGGTGGCTCTATTTAAGACATAGCGATTGCCATTAAAAGGCATTGTATATCTTCGCATATGATTTTCTCCTTTCCTTTGTACTCGGCATGCAGGCCTGTACTTTGATTATAGGAGATTTGCCATAAAATAACAATAGGAGGCAAAGAAATGAGGTGGGTACAAAAATTGAATGAAAGCATTAAGCGCGGCCTCAGAAGCTGGTTAAATGTAGTTCCTGCAAACCCGTACAGTATTCAGATAAATGAGGTATTGGACTTTGAGACCAATGCTATCCGTAACCGTATCTGGTACAGAGGTGATAGCAATGAGCTGGAGCAGATGTACCAGCAAAATCCAGAGTATGCGGATAAGTTTAAGTTTTGGGCCAGTAAATGTAGCCCTGGAATGGAAATGCGTAAAATCCATACCGGATTGCCGGGATTGATCGTACGTATATTGACCTCAGTCGTTTTGGCAGATATGAACGACTTTGAATTTGAGAATGCCAAACAGGAACAGCTCTGGAAAGAGATTGAGGAAGACAATAAATTTACAAAAAAGATGGAAAGGGCCCTGAAGGAAGTGTTATACATCGGGGACGGGGCTTTTAAAGTCACGATAGACACACAGGTAAGTGAGTATCCTATCCTGGAATGGTATCCGGGAGAACAGATAGAGATAGTCAGACGCCGGGACAGGATAAGTGAGGTGATATTTAAAACTCCTTACAAGGACCAAGGCAGGATGTATGTCCTCAATGAGCGCTATGGATACGGATACATCATCAATGAGTTGTACCTGCATGACAAGCTGGTTGATATCAAGTCAATCCCGGCTACAGCCAACCTGGCGGACTGGAAGTTTGATGAAAATATCATTCTAGCGGTGCCCCTGCAAATCTATGAATCAGCGAAATATGAAGGCCGGGGAGGCTCTATTTTTGATGGAAAACTGGACAGCTTCGATGCATTTGACGAGGCATGGTCGCAGTGGATGGATGCACTCAGAGCCGGCAGGGCAAAAACTTATATCCCAGAATGTCTGGTGCCACACGATCCGGAGACAGGAAGGCTCATCAAGCCCAATATGTTTGACAACCGGTATTTTGCCGCAGACGGAGATATGCGTGACAAACAGCAAAATGTGATCAATACAGATCAGCCAATCATCCCCCATGAGAGTTATCTTGCAAGCTATGTCACAGCTCTGGATCTCTGCCTACAGGGGATTATCAGCCCCAGTACATTGGGTATTGACGTAAAAAAGCTGGACAATGCGGAAGCGCAGCGGGAAAAGGAGAAAGCCACTCTGTACACCAGGAACGCTATTGTGGAAGCACTACAGGAAACATTGCCTGATGTGGTGGCAACCTGCATCAATGCCTATCATGTGTTGATGAAAGAAACGATTGAGGATGTCAAGGTAAACATCCCATTTGGAGAGTACGCGAATCCGTCGTTTGAAAGCCAGGTGGAAACAGTTGGGAAAGCCAAAACACAGGGTATCATGAGTATTGAGCGCTGCGTTGAGGAGCTTTATGGTGACACACTGGATGAGCACTGCAAGCAGGAGGAGATAGCCCGGCTGAAAAAGGAACAAGGAATTGCCGAGGTGGAAGAACCGGGAATCAGGCAGGAAGCGGGAGGCTTCCAGATTGGAGGTTTGGATGAAGGTAAAAGTGGGGCCAAGAATATACCGGATGACCCGGAAGGAATACCAGGGGCTACTGGAGATGGCAAAGGAGCAGGTGCCAATGGGGATATACGCCCTGGAAAAGGCTGATTACGCTGAATTGCGTAATGATCACTGCAAGAGTACCACACAGCTCAAGGCAATGACGAGGCAGTTTAAAGCCCAAGGATTTAAGGTGATGGCCAATGGCAAATGATTATGACATCGGCAAAGCTTTTCAAGCCATTGAAGATGAGTTAATGGCTTCTATGGTTCGCAACATGAAACGCCATCGTGCATGGGAGGATGCGGAGGGAATGCACTGGGAGCAGTGGCAGGCTTTGCAGTTAAAATCCTTGGAAAGATATAAACGTCAGAATAAAAAGCGTTTCCAGAGACAATTTAAGAGCATCAACAAAGAAATTGAATCATTGATCTATGCATCTCACGTACAGGGTGGCATGGATCAGGAAATTAAAATACTACGTGCTATGCAGCGTGGGTACAAGTTTTCGCATATCCCCCAGAAAATGCTTGATCTGTTGGAAGAGATGGACGGAAAGTCCTTCCGCCAGAAGGCCAGCCTACTACTGGAAAAATACAAGGGCAGGGGGATGGCAAAAGAATCGGCGGAGTTTTTTAAGCTTAATGATCGAAAATTAGATGCTCTCATCAAAGCCACCAAGAATGATATGCAGAAGGCTGAAACAGCAGTCCTGCGCATGGCCAATGACCAGTACCGGAAGGTCATATATAATGCCCAGGTTTACGCTAACACCGGCGCAGGCACCTATGAGAAGGCCGTGGATATGGCTACAAAAGACATGTTGTCTGCCGGGTTAAATTGCGTTGAGTACGCCAATGGAGCCAGGCACACGCTGTCTGACTATGCTGATATGGCGATCAGGACAGCCAGCAAGCGGGCATACCTGCAGGGTGAGGGCCAGAAACGGCAGGAGTGGGGGCTACATCTGATCATCATGAATAAACGGGGAAACCCATGTCATAAGTGTCTACCCTTTGTGGGTAAGGTGCTGATTGATGATGTCTGGAGCGGCGGGAGCAAGGCAGACGGCAATTATCCACTTATGAGCTCTGCCATATCTGCAGGACTGTATCATCCACGGTGCAAGGATAGCCATACTACATACTTTCCAGGCATCAGCACTCCCCCGGATGATAAGTTCAGCAGGCAGGAGCTGGCAGATATTGAGGAGCAGAGTAAACAGGAGGCTAAGCAGCAGTATGCCACACGACAGCATGATAAATTTGGAAGGCTGGCAAAGTATTCTTTAGACAAGGACAATCGAAAAGAATATAAGAGAAAGGCTGCTGATTGGAAAGATAAAATCCTTGGAAGGTTTACTGTGGACGACAAGATTAAAGACCATAGAACTGATACACCTCAGAAAATGGTTGATTTGGTGGAGCAGTATACGCAAGATGATTTTGTGGAAGTGAATTTAGGAGCCACTGATGCCTTTGCTTATGATCCGGATAGGGATATAGTTACCGTAAATCCAAGCCACCCCATGTATGAGGTATATGATTACCACGAAACCATGATACATGAAATAGCACACAGGATTGACCAAAGTGAAATAGGCAGTCCGATGAATGCAGAATTTAGTGAAGCAATTAAGAATGCAGAAAAAAAGATTATGGATAAAACAAGTGATTACGAGAAATCATTTGCCCCGGGTGGAGATCTGGAGTATAATAATCTTATAAGTGATATTTTTAGTTGCATAACAGATAATGAAGTATCAGGAGCGTTTTATCACGAGTCAGAATATATTGGAATACCCGGATATACTGAATTGGAAGTTTTTGCGGATATGTTTTCTATCTTGTATCAGGGTGATAATAAGTCTGTTGATTTTATTAAAAAAGAATTTCCAGATTTGTATGAGACCTTTATGAATTTTTTTAAGAGGTGAATGTTATGGTAAGTAAAGAATTTATGGAAAAATGTAAAAATGACGAAGAGCTTCAAGACTTGCGAAGACAGGTATATGCCATAACGGGACAGCTTAAGGATATTGCATTTTGTATCAATGGACCATATACGTTGGAGGAGTGGAAAGAACATCTTAGGGAAATAGTTGAGAATCATAAACGGAGTATATAAGGAGGCATCCAGATGGATAATTTTAAAATTATATACAAAATTCTAAAAATACTTGAAAAGTCAATGGATCTGGAGGAATTTGATCATGCGAGTATTTCAAAAGAACGTTTGGAATTAACAGAAGCTAGGTGGTGCAGAATTATGGCGTTGCTGGCTTCAGAAGGATATATAACGGGGGTTGAGGTCTGGAACAGTATGAATTGTAATTATCCGCGTGTATGTCTGACACGGCCAGAGATAACAATAAAAGGTCTTGAATATCTGGAAGAGAATACTTTCATGAAAAAGGCAGCTAATTTAGCAAAAGGAATAAAAGATGTTACGCCGGGACTTTAGGGTTCCGGTATTTTATACCATTTTTTTAGATTTGCGCCAGCGCAAGGGAGGTGAAACAGATGAGATACAGGAAGAAACCAGTGGAAATTGAGGCATTCCGGTTGACGGATGATGCCGAGATGATTGCTCCTGCATGGTTTACGCAGGCTGTAGCGGACGAAAAAATATGGATTGACCGGAGCCTGGTAGATGGACATATACATGTCTATGGATGCACGATTGATACACCGGAAGGCCGGATGCACGCGAGACTGGGCGATTATATCATCCAGGATGTAAACGGCGAGCTATATCCGTGCAAACCGGATATCTTTTGCAAGACCTACGATCTGGTAGGCTAAAGGAGGTGATCCGATTATCTCCCTTTGAGACGCAGGGTGACGCGTCTTATTTTTGTGCCCAAACACGATATGGCTTAAAAAGGTGCGTGGCCGGTGACACCGATGACAATGGATTTTATAGAGCGACACTCTCAAAATGGAAAGGAGAAATTACATGTTTAAGAAATTTAGATGTTTGTTGCCTATGGATTTACAGTTTTTCGCAGAGCCTGGAGCAGGAGACGGGGGCGGCGCAGGAGCAGGAGGCACAGGAGATGGACAGCAGGCAGGAACGCAGCTACCCGCAGCGCCACAGATTGATTACAATAAAATCCAGACAATGCTGGAAGGTACGCTGGCGGCGAAAGAGGACACCGCCCTGAAAGCATATTTCAAACAGCAGGGCTTGTCAGAAGATGAAATGAAGCAGGCTATTGCAGCATTTAAAGCTCAGAAAGCGTCCCAGCAGCCGGATGTAAATGCACTGCAGACTCAGGCTGCACAGGCCCAGGCGGCAGCACAGCAGGCACAGGTACAGGCAGCGGCCACTATGGCAGCGGTTGGTCTGGGGATTGACGCAAAGACTATCCCATATGTCCTTAAAATGGCTGATTTAAGCCAGGCAATGGGACAGGATGGGAAAATCAACGAAGAGACACTTAAAAATGCACTAAACAAAGTGCTTGAAGACATCCCGGCATTAAAACCTGCACCAGCAGGTCAGACAGGCTTTGTACAGGTAGGAGCTTCCGGCCGGGGGAACCAACAGCAAACAAATGACGACGCTTTAAAGAAAGCGTTTGGACTTTAAGAAAGAGAGGAAATAATATATGGCAGTATATGATTATGCTACAACGTTTACACAGCTCCTGCAGCAGAAATATGCAAAGGAACTGTGCTCTGATGCGCTGGCACAGAGTAATCTGGGAGTAAAATTTATTAATGCCCAGACAATCAAACTCCCTAGAATGACAGTATCTGGGTATAAGGACCACACCAGGACACCCGGATTCAACGCTGGAACGCTCAGCAATGACTGGGAGGCAAAGAAACTGGAGCATGACAGGGATGTGGAGTTCTGGATTGACCCAATGGACATTGATGAGACAAATCTTACATTATCCGTGGCAAATATCCAGAATACTTTTGAAACAGAGCAGGCAATCCCAGAGAAGGATTCTTATCGGTACAGCAAGCTTCACGCAGAAATGACTAGGCTTTCTGGACGGATTGATACAACGGTTATTACAGCGTCAAATTTCCTGGAGGCATTTGACGAAGAAATGAGCATCATGGACGAGGCGGGTGTGCCAGAAGAAGGCAGGATGCTGTATGTAACCCCGTCTATGTATAAAATCATCAAGGAAGCTGAAGGCATCCAGCGCGTTATGAGTGTCACCACGCCTTCGACAATCAACCGTAATGTCCACTCCCTGGATAATGTGACTATTAAAATGGTCCCGGCTGCTCGCATGAAAACAAAATACGATTTTACGGAAGGCTGCACGGCAGCGGAGGACGCAAAACAGATCAACTGGATCCTGATCCACACCTCCTGCGTGGTATGCCGTGATAAGTACAGCTATATCAAATTGTTTACACCAGGAACTGACAGTAGAACCGCGGATGGATATCTTTACCAGAACCGCAACTACGGAGATTTATTCCTGCTCGAAAAGAAAATAGAAGGCTGTGCAATGAATGTACAGGCATAAGGAGGGCATATGAAAGCGGTAAAAGGAAATAAGGAGTATACCATTGATGACGCACAGCAGAAATTCTACCAGGATTCCGGGTTTGACATTAAGGGTGACAGTGGTGAAATAATCGCCTACGGCAGGGGAAAAACCGTGCCGTACGATGAACATATGCAGGTTGTAAGAGAGGTGGAGCGCCTGCAGAAGGAGCTGGAAACCTTGAAGGCTGAAAAGAAACCAGCAAAGAAAGCCGGTGAGTGATATGTACACTCCATATGCAGACTCTGCGTATTACACGGATATCTACAATGGCAGCCTGCTGTCGGATGCTGACCGGGAACGGTATTTGAAACAGGCTTCCAGGCATATTGATTCCCTGACCTACAATCGTATTGTGGGCCGGGGATTTTCCAGTTTGACACCATTTCAGCAGGACATTGTGCAGGAAGTGTGCTGCCAGCAGGCAGACTTTGAGTATCAGAACCGGGAAATCTTCGACATGATCCTGCAGGGATACCGTATCAATGGAGTGTCTATGCAGTTTGGGGAATCCTGGAACGTAACAACGAACAAGGGAATCCCCATGCGGCGTGATGTATATGAGCAGCTCTGTCAGACAGGCTTGTGCTGCAGATTGTTGAGGTGATGCCTATGTATCCATGTTTGGTGCCTGAATGGGCTTGTACGACAGACATCCATGTAACTATATACAGCGAAGGCCTGAATGAAAATGGCGGCCCGGAGGTGGCTTTTGAGGATGACTTGCGCTGTAATTATCAGGACAGCGCAAAGACGGTCATTGACAAAGAGCAGAAATATGTGCAGTTGTCTGGGACGGCCCTCTTTCGGGGGGATATTGCCCCGGCTGTTGCCGTTATCTCCGGTGGCACTGTCCGGGTATTTGGTGAAAAACGCAATATCCTGCAGGGGATGAAAGCCAGGAACCCGGATGGCAGCGTAAACTACACGAGGTTGGATATCGTATGATTAATGTTAATTCTATTATAAAGATGGACTGGGGCCGCATACAGGCTCTTACAGAGGCCCAGGTGACAGCCTTGGAGCAAACGGCGGAGTACCTGCATACAGAGGTGGTACAGGCCCAGGTGATGCCTTTTGATGACCCCAGGGTAGAAGAATACAAGGTATATGGTAAGCGCGGTCAGTTTGCTAAAAATGGCCGTGAGTATAAGGGCAAAATAAAGAAGCGTACCCTGCGTGGAGGACATCTTCAAAACGACAGCACCTTTGTTGATTATTCCAGGTGCAAATCTGGTAAGGCAACACTGGTTTCAAGCACGCCATATGCAAGACGTTTATATTTTCACCCAGAATATCATTTTGATAAAGGTGAAAACCCTCATGCTAAAGGCAAATGGCTGGAAGATTGGCTTCCGGGAGGAAGTAAGGACGAGGACTGCCAGAAGGCATATAAGCAGATATATAAAATGATTACGGGGGTGTGAGTATGGAATTGGCAGATATCAAGGACTGGATCAAGACGCTGGGAGTAGGAGATCACTTCTACATTGGGAAATTGGAGAATAAGAAAGAGCGGTCTATAGGTGTCTATCAGCGTCAGATTTCTGGCGGCGCAAATATAGCCCTGGGCGGCCTGGACAACACAAAGACGGCCAGTAAAGCTGTATCTATCTTAATCCATTGGGATAAATATGCCAATGAGACAGAGGAGGCAGCCCAGGCCCTGTATGACAAGCTTTTACATGTAACAGATTTGGAGATTGCCGGAAAACACGTGGATTACCTGCAGTTGGATGTGCCGGAACCCATTGACGTGGGAACGGATGATAACGGCGTGTATGAGCGTGTGATCTGGCTGACTTTACACTATGAAAGGTAGGTAGAAAAATGTCAGGAAAGACAGGAAAGACAGGAGTATATCCTTGTTATAAAAACCAGTTCCAGGTAGGGGATACTAAAGAAGGGGCGACCTCTATTGCGGATATGGAAACATTTAGCGTCAAATTTGACAATGGAGTAGAAGAATGGTATCCCTTCGATACAGAAGGATGGGCGCGCAGGCTGGCAACAGCGAAGAGCATCACCATATCTGTATCCGGGAAAAGAAATATCGGGGACACAGGAAATGACTATGTATTTAATAAGACTTTCAAGAATGGGCGAGACGCAGAGGGCTACTTCGGCTGGACATTCCCGGATGGGACAGTGATTTCTTGGGATGCTGCAGTATACAACATTACAAATACAGGTGCAGGCAAATCCACAGAGGTTGGACCGCTGGAGTTTGACGTCATGAGTAACGGCAAGCCGACAGTAACATTACCATCAGGAGGTGGCGCATAATGAGTAAAATAGTTGATATTACAGACAAACTCGCTTTTGACGAGAATCCTAAACTGGTCATTAAGGGCAAGGAGCTGGAGGTAAATGCAGACGCTGCCACTGTCCTGAAGATTATGGGAATCCTGGGGGATGGTGACAACGTGCAGCCCAGTGATGTAGTAAAAATGTATGAGCTGATCTTCGGCGATACGGACCGCAAGAAAATTGATAAGATGAAACTGCAGTTTTCGGACTTCCAGACGTTGGTCTTTTCGGCCATCAGCCTGATTACCGGCGAGGAAGAATCGGGAGAGTGATGACCCGTACTACGACTTGATAGATGATTTTGGACTTATCATATCATCTTTTCAGACGCAGTACGGGATTCGTGTTTCCAAAGAGCTTCAGACCATGAAATGGGACGAGTTTAAAGACATGCTGTCCGGCCTGGGTCCCGATACACCGCTTGGCCGGATTGTGTCTATCAGAGCCGAAGATGACCCGGAAATTTTGGAGTATTTTAGCCCGGAGCAGAAGCGCATCAGAATGGAATGGCGGACGCGCAGGGCAAAAGCAATGTCTCAAGAGGATATGGAGGGATTTCTGGAATCCATGAAGCAGGCTCTTATCTATGCGGCAGGAGGTGAGCGAGGGTAAATGGCACAGAGTGTAGGCCAGATCGGACTTGACCTGGTGGTCAATAAAAATCAATTTGAGAAACAAATATCAGGCATCACAAACCTGGCAAAAAAGGCAGGTGTAGCCCTTGCGTCTGCCTTTGCAGTCAAAAAACTTGTGGATTTTGGTAAGTCATGTATTGAGCTTGGCTCAGACCTGGCCGAAGTCCAAAATGTCGTTGACGTCACCTTCCCGTCTATGACAGCGCAGGTAGATTCTTTCGCCAAGAATGCGGCAGCAAGCTTCGGCCTATCCGAAACAATGGCAAAAAGGTTTACCGGTACATTCGGGGCTATGGCCAAGGCTTTCGGATTTTCCGAGAAGCAGGCCTATGACATGAGCACGACTCTGACGGGTCTGGCTGGCGACGTGGCGTCCTTTTACAATATCAGCCAGGACGAAGCGTATACAAAACTTAAATCCGTATTCACGGGTGAAACTGAGACCTTAAAGGATTTAGGCGTCGTAATGACCCAGAACGCCCTGGACGCCTATGCAATGGCCAACGGTTGGGGTAAGACCACCCAGGCCATGAGTGAGGCAGAAAAAGTAGCCCTGCGGTACCAGTTTGTGCAGGATCAGTTGTCGGCGGCAACCGGGGATTTTGTACGGACGTCAGATTCATGGGCTAACCAGGTCAGGGTCTTGAAGCTTCAGTTCGACAGTTTAAAGGCAACTTTGGGGCAAGGGCTTATAAATGTCCTGACCCCTGTCCTTAAGGTGCTGAATCAGCTGCTGGCGAAATTAATGACCGTTGCATCGGCATTTAAGTCCTTCACGGAAATGCTGACAGGAAAGAAAGCAGAAAGTGGTTCTGGTTTTAAGGATACGGCGTCTGACTTGTCGGTGGCTGCAGGCGCAGCAGATTCTCTGACAGATTCCACGGAGGGCATAGGAAAGGCAGCCGAGAAGGCATCCAGAAGCCTGATGGGCTTTGACAAGATTAATAAGCTGCAGGATAAGAATGCCAGTGGCACCGGAGGCGGCGCAGGAGTTGGCAGCATGGACTTTGGCTCTTTGGCTGAAGGAGATAACATAATTGATCAAACGAATCAAAAGATGGATGGCCTGGTCTCAAAATGTCACGAGTTGGCTTCGCTTTGTAAAAAAGGTTTTGTCATTGGGTTCGGAAACAGCCAACAAAAAATAGAGTCTATAAAGCAAAGCATTAAAGGTATAGGTCAGTCTTTCAAAGATATATTAACCGACCGAGAGGTTGTAAGCGCAGCTGAAAATCTTTTTAACACTATGGTATTTAATGCCGGAAGAGCTGCCGGGAGTATGGCGAGTATGGGTGTCACTATCGCTGATAACCTGATAGGCGGTATAGACGGCTATTTGAAAGGGAGCAAAGATTATATTAAATCCAGACTGATATCTATTTTTAATGTGAGCAGTGAGATATCGGATCTGGCAGGGGATTTGAATGTTGCGCTTGCCGATATATTTTCAGTTTTTAGTGGTGACAATGCGAAAAGCATCACTTCAAGCTTGATAGGAATCTTCAATGATGGGTTTCTTGGAGTTATTGACATTGCAGGACGGTTTTCACGTGATATTATCAATACGATTGTCCAGCCTATTGTTGACAATAAAGACAAAATCAAAGAAGCTATTGACAATACATTGGCGCCAATTTCTGAATGCCTTGGCACGCTGCACCAGGGCGTAAAAGATACATTTGAAAAAATGAGCCAAGTGTATGATGAGCATATACAGCCTATGTTTCAAAGTATTGCGGATGGAATCTCAGAGATAGTCGGTACGCTGCTTGATGGATATAACGAGTATATCGCTCCCGTTTTAGATAAGCTATCAGATAAATTCCAAAATGTGTGGGAAACATCTGTACAGCCCATGCTGGATAAGGCAATAGAGCTATTTGGAAAATTGGCTGATTTGATAAAGGTGGTTTGGGAAAATGTATTGCAGCCGGTGGTGAACTGGATAGCAGAGCATGTTATGCCTGTTCTAGCACCCGTGATTGAAGGTATTGGAAACAAATTCCTGAATATGCTGGAAACAATTTCAGATGTCTTTAATGGTTTGTTTGATATATTAGGTGGCGTTATTGATTTTATAACAGGAGTGTTCTCAGGAGATTGGGAAAAAGCCTGGAATGGGATTAAAAATATATTTAAAGGCGTATGGGAAACTTTCGCTGCAATAGCTAAAAAACCAATAAACGCAGTTATAGATTTACTAAATAAGCTGATAGGCGGCTTGAATAAAATCAAAGTTCCAAGCTGGGTACCTGGACTAGGGGGAAAAGGCATTAACATTCCAAAAATCCCCAAGCTGGCACAAGGCGGTTTTGTGAAAGCTAACACCCCGCAGCTTGCTATGATAGGCGATAACCGCCATTACGGTGAGATCGTAGCCCCCGAAGATAAACTGCAGGCTATGGTCAATACAGCGGTCAAGGCCGTGGCAGGATCTGGTGGTGTTAGTAAAACAGAGTTGGAATCCATCATCAACAGTGCGGTGACAAGGTTCATCGCCGCAGTCGGGAAAATGGGATTTTTCGTGGACGGCGAACTTTTGGCCAGGGCACTTGACAGAGCGCTGGAAAATGCAAAGTACCGTCAGAATCCGGTAGAGGTGACATAAATGGCAGATATTTTAAGATCAGGAGGCGTGGTGCTGCCGGCACCCGTCTCCATTTCCGTTAATGACGAGATCATATGGACCTCCGACACGGGCCGTACAATGGACGGGACGATGGTCGGAGACCCGGTTGCGAATAAAAAGACTGTAAGTATCAAATGGGGTGTGCTCCCGGAATCAGATGTAGCGCTTATCAAGCGGACACTGGTGGCAGGCTTTTTCCCCTTCACCTTCCGGGATGATGGTATCAATGTAACGATAGAAGTATACCGGGGGACCATATCCAAAGAACAGATAGGCCGCCTGGGGGACGGGATATTTTGGTACCGCAGTGTTACGGTGGATATTATACAGAGGTGATGACATGGTAAGGACAAGTATGGATTACAGACGGGCTGTTGTACAGGACAGGATATTTCATGTGCGGGCAGTGATGCAGTTCCCGGATGGGACAGAGATAGTATTAACAAATGCGGATCTGATGTCGGATGGTCTGACTATCAAGACAGGCGTATCCAGTACAGACAGCTTTGATATTGGTTCGGCATCTATTGTGGAGTGCACGCTGCGCCTGGACAATGCAGACGGGCGGTATAATACCTACGATTTTGAGGGTGCAGAACTGAATGTAAAGGTTGGCCTGCAGCTATCAGAGGACAAGATCGAGTGGATACCAAAGGGCATATACACGGCAGAGCCGGGAAAATTTACGGGTGCGGTCATCTCTGTCACAGCTTATGACAACATGGCGAGATTTGACCAGCCATATACAGACAGCAGATTAAAATATCCGGCTACACTGGGGCAGATTGTAGCCGATGCCTGCAGTGTCTGTGGCGTGGTACAGGCATCCGCGGATTTCCCGAACCGCAATTTTACGGTAAAGGAACGGCCTGCCGATGAAGCACTGACCTTCAGGCAGGTGCTGACATGGGTGGGGCAGATAGCCTGCCGTTACTGGAAGTGTGACGCATATGGCCGGTTGACGTCAGGATGGTATGACACTGCCGTATTTGGGCGTCACAAGGGCATGGATGGCGGCGTGTTTGACGATGGAACCCCGTCTTATCAGACTGGTGACAGTGCAGATGGCGGCAGTTTCCTGCCTTGGACAGATGGAGACAGCCTGGATGGGGGAACGTTTGACAGTTTACAGGAATACCACCATTTATATGCCTTAAACAGTATAAGTGTTGCTACAGATGATGTGGTGATAACCGGGATCAAGGTGACAGAGGCACAAGACACCACTGTACAGGATGCCCCGGCGTCATATATGACAGGTGTGGAAGGTTATGTGCTGGAGATAAAGGATAATGATTTTATCCGTAAGGGTAGCGGTAAGACGGTCGCTGATTATTTAGGCGGCTGCCTGATAGGGATGAAATTCCGCCCAGTGTCTATCTCTTGCCTGTCAGACCCTGCCATAGAAGCAGGAGACCCGGCAATCGTGACAGATTATAAGCAGAACACCTATCAGTGCTATATTACAAATACCACCTACCAGACAGGTAATTATCAGTCGGTATCCTGTGATGCAAAAACACCGGCCCGTAACAGTGCATCCAGGTTTACAGAGGCTACACAAGCCTTTGTAAAGGCAAAGAAAAATACTAAAGTACAGATAAATGAGTATAACAAAGCGGTGCAGGCCCTGACCAGTTTAATCACTCAGTCTTTTGGTGTATATAAGACGGAGGAAAAGCTGGAGGATGGCAGCACCATTTTTTATATGCATAATAAACCCACTTTAAAGGGTTCCGACACCATTTGGAAGATGACAGCAGATGCTTTCGCAGTATCTACAGATGGAGGTAAGACTTGGAATGCGGGGATGGACAGCAAAGGCAATGCGGTGGTCAATGTCCTGTCGGCTATTGGTATCCGTTTTGACTGGGCAAAGGGCGGTACTCTGACATTGGGCGGAGAAAAGAATGTGAATGGTGTGCTGCGCATTTTGGATGCCTCTGGAAAAGAGATAGGCGTTTGGGACAGGAATGGTGTGAGGGCATCAAATGTTGATTTAGAAGGAACGTTCAGCAATGTTAATGAAAAAGGGAGAGGAGTAAAAGTTGAAAAGGTTGGTTTGCATTCCTATAGTAATAACGAAGAGATAGGTTCTATTGCGATTTTGCCTGTGGTAGATAGTAATGGAAACAATATTGGAAAAGATTATATGGAATTCAAACTCAAAGGCAAAAACAGTAGTTATGAGTTCTACATTGGAGAAAGCGGTAAACCAGTTTTACAATTTAACAATACTGGTATGGCAATTCCTAAAATACAAGGGTCAAAGACCGGTAGGGCAGAATTTTCAGATGGGACATATTTGACTTTTAATAATGGGATACTGACAGGAGGTAATGCAAAAGGAGGGGCATTTTAAGGAGGAAGAAATATGGCACTTACGATAAGCAATGCCTATTTAACAACATCTCAGATGGCAGGAAATGCCCAGTATGTTGCGGATTACCTCATATCCAGAGGCTGGACACAGAACGCCGTTGCGGGAATACTCGGAAATATGCAGCGCGAGTCCACACTCAACCCTGGGTTATGGGAATCCCTTATTTACGGCAATATGTCAGGTGGATATGGCCTGGTGCAGTGGACACCGGCAACGGGTTACACATCATGGGCGGATGCCAGGGGATATCCCTGGGGAAATAATATGGGCAATCCGACAGCGTATTTTAACGGCCAGTTGGAATGTATTTTATGGGAAGTGGCAAACAACCAGCAATGGATCGCCACTTCCTCTTTTAATTTCTCGTTTTCCGCGTTTACCAAGTCTACACAGGCTCCTGAATACCTGGCGGAAGCTTTTATGCGGAATTATGAAAGACCCGGGGTACTGGCACTAGAGGAAAGAAGGCAGAATGCACGGTACTGGTTTGAAAACCTGACCTATGGAAGCTCGACGGTTATCAAAAATGCTGTGGAATGGGCGATCGCAATCGCGAATGATAATTCTCACGGATATTCACAGGCCAATCGCTGGGGGCCGGATTACGACTGCTCCTCACTTTTGATATCGGCGTGGCAACAGGCTGGTGTCCCGGTTAAAGATAAGGGAGCGTCATACACTGGTAATATGTATGACGCGTTTATTGCCTGCGGATTTCAGGATGTGACAAATAGTGTAGATATGGCATCCGGGAGTGGCATCATATACGGTGATGTGCTCCTTAATCACGTTAACCATACAGCAATGAGCATTGGTAATGGCAGGATGGTACAAGCATCATCAAATCGTGGCAACCCGCAGACAGGGGACCAGGATGGCACAGAAATATGGACATGCGGTTATCATAACTATCCCTGGGACTGTGTGCTGCGTTATCCAGGCGGCAGTACGCCACCGACACCCACGGGGGTGTCACTGGTGCGCTGGATACCAGGGTAAGGGTAAGGGTAAGGAGGTGAACCAATATGGCGATACAGGATAGGCGGGGCGATTTTGACCACTTTGACCCCCAGAAGATGCTGCCAGGGGAATGGGCAGTTGTACTGAGGGGAGACCCGAATGTGTGGGATGGGAAGGCAACGTATGTATGCTTTTCCGCCGGAGTTGTGAAACGCCTCATGACAGAGGAAGACCTGACCATAGAGTTAGACGAGCGGACACAGGAGATCATCAACAGGCTTGTCGGTGAGGTTGGGGCGGCTGTAAAAGATGCGGTGGAAGCAACGAAATACGCTAACAATGCCGGACAGCTTGCCAATACACAAGCACAAGCAGCAGAGGCTGCCGCAAACCGGGCTAACGCTACTGCCGACGACTTGGAGCGGCGCAGACAGGCTGGGGAGTTCAATGGCCCGCAGGGGCCACAGGGTCCAATAGGTCCGACCGGCCCGGCAGGCCCGCAGGGACCGCAAGGTATCCAGGGACCAAAAGGAGACAAGGGAGATAAAGGTGACCGGGGTGGGGATGCTGCAGTTGTAGAGAGCAAAGGTGTCTATGCCTTCCAGGTGCGGGGAGACGGACATCTTTATATAGTATACGCTGGCGCAGATGCCCCGGGATACAAAATAGATGATAATGGCCATCTGGTCATGATCTTATAAGGAGGTAGAGAATTATGCCCGAACTTGATTTAGGCAATGTGATGGGACCGCAGGGGCCGAAGGGAGCTACAGGAGCGACCGGCCCTCAGGGTCCGGCAGGTCCAGCAGGCCCAACAGGTCCGCAAGGACCGAAGGGGGATAAAGGTGATGTAGGGGCCACAGGGCCGCAAGGGCCACAAGGGCCGACTGGCAAAGTGGATGCGTCTACCCCTATCGCGTTTTCAGACGCGACATCCAGGGAGACATTGGTCACGGAAAATTCCATAGCGGTGTTGATCGGAAAGATATCCAAGTGGCTAAAGGATATGAAGTATCTTGCATTTAACCGCGTGATTGATTTAGAAAATAAGGTTACACCTGTTGATACGGATGCTTTTTTGGTGGAAGAGTTTTCAGGGACTGGTAAAAAGATGTTATTTTCAAATCTCTTTACACATTTAAAAGAACAAATGACCACGTCGATATATCCAATCGGCAGTATATATATATCGGCGAATGCGACGAATCCTGAAGAACTTTTTGGGGGAACATGGGAGCTATTTTCTCCAGGTAGAACCCTTGTTTGTGTAGATACCAGCCAGACAGAATTCAATACGGCCGAGAAAATTGGTGGTAGTAAGGAACTACAGTCTCATACACATAGTTTCAGCGCTACTACAGGGTCAGCAGGTGCACATACTCACAATCTAGACAGGATAGGCGCATTGACAAATGATTCAGATTCACATAACCGATATTTTATGACGGGTACTTCAACATCAGGGAAAATACCCACTTCGTCTAGTGGTGCACATACACATAAGGTTTCAGGGACATCAAGAAGTTCAGGTACAGGAAATGCAAAGAATTTACAACCATATATTACATGCTATATATGGAAGCGGACAGCATAATTTTCAATGTTAGAAGAAAAGAGGTAAAAATATGTGGAAAATCAGGTTGAATAAAGGCGAAGAATTTGAAGTCACAGAAGATGGTGTTCAGGCCTTGGATAATATACTCACTATAAATTTATTTGCAAACGAAAAGAATATTGTTGAGTTTGAGGAACTGTTCGAAAACACTGAAAACACTAAAAAAATTCAGTTAATTGACCATGATGGTAGCACTTTTTTGTCCCATTTAGGGTATACAAAATTGCTAAGTATAAAAAAGCAGATGGAGGCTATTGTGGATTACACACAGGACGAGGAAGGAAATTCGGTACCTGTTATAGGCGTTGCCATTATTGTGGAGCTGCAGAGGCCGGACGAGACGGAGGCCCGTATAGCTGCCCTGGAGGAAACTGTTGACACCCTGGTGCTTGATAGCCTGGGGATTGCGTAAGGAGGTATATACAATATGTTTGAGACAATTGTAAGACTATACAAAAAGACTGGAAATGCAGAAGTAGTGGAAAAGGCAGCCGCAAAAGGCTGGATCAGCCAGGAAGAAAAGACAAGCATCCTTGCCGGTTAATCTTCCAGGCGGGAAGGAGACGGCAATGATTATAGCAAAATTTTGCAGTGATGGGCAATATTATAAAACAATATATGGGCTGGCACAATGGGATTACGGCCAGGTACTGCAGGTGTACGGGCTTAATCTGCCAGAGATGACTGATATCCATATGGTGGAAGAATTTGGGGATATGTCTTTTACGATCCTGGGCCACAGAAATGAAGACGGCAGCACATCTGCAAGTATTCCGGACATCCTGCTCCAGAGCGGCAAAAACATTGTTGCTTACATTTATGTTTGCGATGATGGACAGGGAGAAACTTTACGGACAATCCTGATGCCTGTAAAAAAACGTGCAAGACCAGAAAACTATGACGGATCGTCATTGACTCCCATGCAGGAGATCCTAAATGAATTGCACTGCCGTGCGGATGACCTTAATATCCAGGAGGATATCCTGCAGCTTATGTCTGAGGGGCAGCCAATTGGCACCCGAATCAGGCTGCCAGTCCAAGAGCGGGAAATCGAACTCAAAAATGATGGTACTGATATCAAATGGCGTTATACAGACAGCAATGAGTGGAACAGGCTGGTGGCCCTGGAGGATATCCGAGGGCCGGCAGGAGAGACCCCGGAATTTGAAATCAGAGATGGACATTTATATGCATTATATCAAAAGTAAAGGAGAGATGAGATATGGCAAGAGAAATTGATTTAGGCAGTATTGTAGGACCGCAGGGGCCAAAAGGAGAGAAAGGGGAAACGGGAGCTCAGGGACCCGCAGGGCCAAAAGGAGAAAAAGGGGACCCGGGAGCAACTACAGCGGGAGGCGTAAGCTATAAGGACATAGATGTGGAAAAGGCGCTGGACGACTTAATAAAAAGAATGGATGATGTCCAGTATATAAAAATCCAGATATCCTCCTTTACGAACAATGTTAACACGGTGGAAATGGGAAGCACTGTGAACACGGTTGTATTAAGCTGGGCAACAAATAAGACGCCGAAAACCTTAACCCTGGACGGTGCAGCCTTAGATGTAAGCCTGAAAACAAAGACTATTGAAAATGCAAATATTAAAGCAAACAAGACTTATACCCTGAAAGCTACAGATGACAGGGAAGCAGAAGCTACAAAGACATCATTAATCCAGTTTTTAAATGGTGTGTATTATGGTGCGGCGGCAAATGCATCTGCTTTTGATAGTGCTTTTGTTTTAAAACTCACCAAGGCATTGCAAAACAGCAAGGCAAAAACATTTACAGTAACGGCATCACCTGGGCAGCATATATATTATGCGATTCCTTCCAGATACGGCACACCAGCCTTTAAAGTAGGTGGCTTTGACGGAGGATTTACAAAGGCAGCAACTATTGACTTTACAAATGCATCTGGCCATAAAGAATCCTATGATATCTGGAAATCTGACAATGCAGGGCTTGGCAATACCACAGTTGTAGTAGCGTAAGGGAGGAAAGACATGGCAATTGAATTAATCTCAAAAATTAAACCCAAAAACAACGGGACATTTAAGTTGGTAGACGCAGAAGACATTGAATACAACGGAAAGAGCTTAGCGGAAGCGATTGCCTCCGGAGAATTTAAAGGCGATAAAGGTGACAAAGGAGATACTGGCGCAGCAGGAGCAAAAGGCGAGACAGGTGCTCAGGGGCCACAGGGTAAACAGGGCGAGACTGGCCCGACAGGTCCGAAAGGTGATACGGGTGCAACCGGAGCAAAAGGTGCGGACGGTACAACATGGCTGTTTGGCGCTGCAGCACCGACAACACAGGGAAAAGACGGAGACTTTTATCTGAATTCAGCCAATTTTGATGTATATAAAAGGGCATCAGGAGCCTGGGCGAAGACAGGTAATATCAAAGGTGCGACTGGTGCACAGGGTCCGAAAGGAGATACCGGAGCAACAGGAGCACAGGGTCCGAAGGGAGACACCGGAGCGACCGGTGCTACAGGCCCAAAGGGGGCTACAGGTGCTACAGGCCCGCAGGGGCCTGCCGGTGAAGCTTTCACGATCGCAAAGACCTATGCCAGTATCAGTGCTATGAACAGCGGTTATGCTTCTGACGGTGTGAAGGTTGGCCAGTTTGTTATGATCGACACCGGAAACGTCAATGATGCAGATAACGCGAAGCTGTATGTAAAAGGCTCATCGGCATACACCTATATCACAGACTTGTCCGGTGCAACTGGTATGACAGGACCCCAAGGAGTGAAAGGCGCAACTGGTGCTACAGGCCCGCAGGGAGCCACAGGGCCTAAAGGTGACAAAGGAGACGCTTTCACTTATGCGGACTTTACATCTGCCCAGTTGGCTGCATTAAAAGGGGCTAAAGGTGATACTGGTGCAACTGGCCCGCAGGGGCCAAAAGGTGATACCGGTGCTGCCGGAGCAAATGGCGCCACGGGTGCTACAGGCCCGCAGGGACCTGCCGGTGCAGACGGCAAGACACCGACTTTTGAGATCCGGAGCGGACATCTGTATGCAATCTTTGAGTAAGGAGGAATAATATGAAAATAATTGATACTTACAATGCTATTTGGGGAACGGTAGTTGCAATATTAAGTATGGTATTTGGAGAGCATTGGATTCTGTTTATGGCATTTTTAGCCCTGAACGTGGCAGACTGGATTACTGGTTGGATGAAAAGCAGGATGGCCCATAAGGAGAATTCAGTATCTGGGTGGAAAGGAGTATTGAAGAAACTAGGATATTGGCTGATGATCATGGTTGCGTTCATCGCCAGTGCTGTTTTTATAGAAATTGGAAATGTTTTGGGAGTGAATTTACAGATTACGACACTTTTAGGATATTTTGTCCTTGCGTCTCTCCTGGTAAACGAAATCCGTTCTATTTGCGAAAATTTTGTAGAAGCGGGTTTTAATGTACCATTGGTATTAAAGAAGGGATTAGAAGTAGCAGATAAGGCAATTAATAAGGATTCAGAGGGCGAGTAATCGCTCTCTTTTTGCGCCGGCGCAACCGGCAGAAAGGAGTAACACATGACAAAGACAGAGGCAATCAATAAGATGATTCAGACCGCCAAAGCAGAGGTTGGGTACCTGGAAAAGCGAAGCAACAGTAATCTGGACAGTAAGACCGCAAACGCCGGGAGTAACAACTACACCAAATACTGGAGGGATATAGAGCCGTCCTATCAGGCACAGCCTTGGTGTGCTGTATTTGTGTCTTGGGTGCTGATGCGGGCGTTTGGACAAGCCGCCGCGAAAAAGATGTTAAAACACTGGCCATATGTGTATGTACCCACGCTCGCCGGTAAGTTTACTAACTATGCCAACCCGCAGGTCGGTGATATCGTGATGTTTAAGCGTGGGGGCACTTTTACCCACACCGGCATTGTTACATCTGTGTCTGGGGACTATTTTACCACCGTAGAGGGTAATACCAGCGGTGGCAGTACGATTATCGCCAACGGCGGCGGGGTATGCAGCAAGGGGTATTATAACAGTAATCTGCCGGGGACTAAGTTTGCACGGCTTGATTGGAGTATCGTAGCTGGACAGGCATCCACGCCGACACCGAAGCCAGATGGTAAGCCGGCAACATCCGGCAGCAATGCTGTAATCAGAGATGGTCAGATCCACTGTAATAACTTCACCGGCGCCGGCATTCCGGTTGACGGATATGACGGTCCGAAAACCCGTAAAGGAGCTGTCATGGTGCTGCAGACAGGTATTAACATGGATTACCGTGCTGGGCTTAATATAGATGGTATCTGGGGACAAGCATCGGAGCGGGCACTGGGCAGCCACTATGTTTGTAGAGGAGAGTGCCAGTACATGGTAACGGCCTTAGAGATATTGCTCATGCTCAAAGGATATAATCCAAATGGTGTGGAGTGTCCTGGCAGCTTCGGCAGCGGATTGGAGGCAGCCGTGCGGCAGTATCAGCGTGACCACGGGCTTACTGTGGATGGTATTGCAGGGTACAAGACATTTAAGAGCTTGCTGTGATCCGGCTCGACGTCGAGTCAGTAGCATAATAATAGCCCCGGTGATGAGCCGGGGCCTTGAAAAATAAGTTTTATGCTGTTATAATTTAGTTGCTGGGGGAGCGGTGGCAAGCCCGCCCTCCCTTGGTATTCACTGAGCCTATCGGCTCTTTTTTAATTATCTTCGATACCTTTTTGCGTATCGTCTATTAATTTGTCTACCATAATCTCCGCTTGCCCGGTAATTAAGTTAATCTCTTAACTTAATTATATTATAAACTATTTTTGGTTTAATGTCAAGGCTTAAATTAAACTTATTTTGGTTTATTTCCTTCCTCTACATATTTAATTATGTTCCCAGGTTGCATGTCCAGTAACTCACATAATTGTTCAAGTGTTTTAATTCCAACCATATCCCCTTTTCTTAATTTTTGCATTGCGGACTGACTCAATATGTTTTCTTTTAATATACGCGTGCTGTTGTAGCCTGATTCTTTCAAGGCATCAATAACATTGATTTTATAAACAAGCATACAGAATACCTCCTTTTCTTATATTGTAAAACCATCTTGTTTTAATGTCAATAAAATAATCCAAAAAAAGTTTAAAAACCTATTGACATTAAACCATATTTGGTTTATAATGAAATCAAGATAAAGAACAGGAGGAAAACAAAGATGAAGAAATACAACTTATCAAAAATCATGAAAAGAGCATGGGAACTGGTTAAATCATTCGGGATCACCATTTCTGACGGACTGAAAAAAGCATGGAAGGAAGTAAAAGGAATGAAGATTGAAATGTGTGTAGTGGGGAAAGAAACATTTGTGGTTGATACCACAACAGGTATCGTAACTGGAACAACTTACCACGCAAGAGATTTTTTAAAAGATAACTTTAACGCTAAGTGGAATAAGGACTCAAAACAGTGGACCGTTGACACAGAAAAGTTTAATTCCGAAATGGAAAAATACTCAGACTACTACAAAAAATACATCGTATCAAAAAGCACAAATGCATCAACAGCAGTAAAAACAATCGCATCAAAACAACTGGTAAATGGTAATGATGGCTTTTATAGCATCGTGACCTACACTGACGGATCAGCAGAAAAGGTTTTTATTGGATAATTTAAGACAAAACGTATTTATCATTCTGGCCGACCTTAACCGAAGAATTTAAAAAAAAAGCCGCTGGGTGAGTTGGTAGCTGTCCAGCGGCACCAAACAAATAACATGAAAGGCACCCTTATTGTAACAAAGGGGTAGGTAAAAAACAATGAGAAAATTATATGTAGTAAGCGATTGTACCAGCACAAGGAGTTACGAAATCGAAGATGCAGAGGGAAAAAACATCCTGGATTTGGCTATGAAGTACGGCAGAGGTGAGACCGGGGAAGTCGTTGATCTGTATGAAGATGACACAAGAGTAGCAAGATGTTACTGGGATAGCCAGTACCGTAAGTACCGCAGATGTTAGGAGGTGGCATTGATGAGCGATAAACTTGCTGCTATATACATAAGAGTGAGTACACTAGACCAGGCCAGGGAGGGATACTCCCTGGAGGCCCAGGAAGAAACTTTGCGCAAGTGGTGCAAAGACCATAAATATGAGGTATATGATCTATATGCAGACCGTGGTATATCGGGAAAAGATATAGACCATAGGCCAGACATGCGCCGATTGCTACTCGATGCTAAGGCAAATAAATTCGGTGTGGTAGTCTTTTGGGCTTTGAGTAGGTTTACCAGATCTGTATCCGACCTCTATCATACAATGGAGGTACTGCAGTCGCACGGAATTGGCATGGTATCATATACAGAGGCTTTTGATACATCGACTCCTATGGGACGTGCTATGTTCGGGGTCGTTGGCGTGTTCGCCCAGTTGGAGCGTGAGCTCACAGGAGAGCGTGTGCGAGCTGCAATGCTGGTACGCGCTGAACAAGGTAAGAGGACATGCTCCGAAATACTAGGTTATGATATCAATGGGAAAGATAGTTTTAAAATTAATAAAAAAGAGGCAGAATATGTAAAATTTTGCTTTGAAAAATATCTTGTCTACAAGAATCTCAGCCAAGTAGCAGAAATATGCCGCAAGCTGGGGTATAAAGGAAAACGCGGGAAAGAGCCAACGGCATATACGGTATATGTCATCCTCACAAGGCCGCAGTATTGTGGATATAACACATACTGCGGGAATATATACAAGGGAAATTACGAGCCATTAATAAGCGTCGAAATCTTTAACAAGGTGCAGCGCCTATTGAAGATGCAAGGCAAAATTGTTGGCAGAAACCGTATCAAACCGATATCTGGGATATAAACAATAAAAGGTCGAGCAATGTACTGGGGCGCAACTCCCCCGGCGACCCATAGGCTTACAAGTCAGGAGAATAACATGAAAAAATATAGTAAAGATGATTTTAAGAGTATGATCGATGATTTTTTAGCAGATCACGCAGATGAGTACGAGGACGATCCATTAAAAATTGAAGAGCCAGAGCAGGACGATGATGGCTGCTGGAGTTGCGCTGCGGAGGACTCTAAAACGCGTTATGCTTTGTCTGATGATGGGATTGGTAATATCCAGATTGACTACATCGGCACAAAATAAGGAGGCTCGTACGGGTGCTGCACCTATAAAGACTGGAGAGTGATACCGACAAAGGATGATATCAACAGGGCAAAGACAGATAAAGAAAAAGAGTAACGCAAAACGGCCGACACCATTACAGTGCCGGCCGCCGTGTCGGATTAGAGGATACCCATACCTCCGGTTACAAAATTATGATTGACAGGCCGAAGAAAAAATTGTAAAATACCTAATGTATCAATTTCGTATCACGAGATTCTTACAAACCCCGCATTTATGCGGTTCCGTGGCAGTTAGGTAACATGACTTTTAATCAAGTTGTCCGGGGTTCGAATCCCCGATGCTTCACT